GAGCATTTCCGTCTTTAGCCTTTATAGTATTCTTAGAATTATCCTTAGATATAATTAGTTTGACCAGCTCATTCAGAGGAATAGGGGATGTCGTATCTCTATCCCAAATAGAAGTGAAAAAATCTTTTGCAGGTTTTCCCATAAGTAATTTCTTTTCCGTTTCATCACCAACTTTTTCAAAATGAAGGTAAGGCTCCGAAATAATATTGAAGTAGGGCAGGAGCGACTTCTCATCCGGTTCACTCACCATGCGAGTTTTTAGTAGTTTTAGATAGCGTCCTCCATTCCTTGTACGTCCTATGGCAAATACCCCGTCTGCAAAGTTAGACAATATCTTACTTCCTGCCATATTGGTTTTAGACAAGGGCTTCCATTCCTCAATCTTAGGCGTATGCGCTATCACCATGATACTGATTTTTAGCTCACGCTTCAATCTTGTGAGACCGTCCATAATAACTCCGGCATACTCTGCTTCCGCTGTCTGGGTGGATAGATATGAAAGATTGTCTAGTATCATAACTTTAGCTTTCGTGTCAAGCAATTTATCCTTTATCCCTTCAATTACGTTCATGCTGAAATCATCGCTGTCCACTTCTTCCGATATGGTGCAACGGATAAGCGATTTCGGAAAATCAGCGTTCCCGTATCGTCTTGCAAGCTGTCTGTCAGAAAGCTCGAAGTCAAAGTACAAGACCTTTTGAGGACTTACATCAACATCCGCACATTCGCTTTCCCCTTTGGCTATCTCGTAGGCTATCTGCGTGGCAAGAATAGACTTACCTATTCCGCTATCGGCAAATAGGAATACAAGCTCGTTCTCCCACCAAAAATCGCCCCACAATCTATGGATAGGCGGCTTCTTCTTCCCGTCCTCAATGACAGACTGCATATCGGAAGAACTAAATAATGGTATTTGTTCAACCATATCTCCATCATCGGGAATATCGCTACATCTTTGCTCAAACCGTTCTATGTCGGCTTGTATCTGTTCTTCTTCGGTCATAAATCAATCTTTCACCCACTCCGACTTAGTTATACAATTCATAAATTTACTTATAATCATGATTAATATGCGGTTCAGAGTTATCCACATACTTCTCATGTACCACACCATTACCTTCAGTCGTGAAACTACAGTCTTTCCCATAGCGTATAACGTAACAGTGACCTTCACACATGACACGTACTTTCGATTTTCCGCTTAGGTAAATCTCACACACAATTCCTTTGCTGACAACAATATCACACTCGCAATCAACAAACAATGTAAGCGTGGAACGTATATCAACATCACTCTTATGGGAAACATACATTTCGGATGTGTATCCGTCCTTATTTCGCTGCCATTTACCATTTATATAATCGGAAAAGTTCTTTATGATATACAAAGGAGACAGCCCCCACTCGTTAGATATGCTGTCAGCAATCATGTCCATGCCTTTTGCGTCAGTGGCAATTTCCATCAACTCTTCTTTGCTTGTAGCGGAATCCCACTTAGTTTTGTAAGCACCGC